ACAATATTCATAACCAACAACATCTTTAACTTCACTACCTGAACTTTGACCCGCAGCGGTTGGTGTTAAAAATCTTCTGGCTCTTGATCCTTTGGTTATTTCTTGATACCCATCAAAAAATACTTTAGATACTTGGTTAATCGCATTTCCAACATGTTCTAATTTACTTGCGGAACCAACACTACCAGCATCAATTAGTCTTTGTGTGACATCCAAAATTGATCCCGGAGTTAGTTTTACATCTGAAGATTTTGTTTGATTAAAAGTTGATTCGAATCCTGAACCAAATACACTATCAACTGAAAAGTTTTGTAGGTTTCCTGTCTTTGCATTTTTAGGACCAACTAATCGACCCGGATCTATGTAATTCTTTTTAGCGATCCAAGTGAATCCTCCTTGAATACCGACCTTATCATAAAAGGCACGAGCATTTAAACCAAAAAGTTTTTGATTTATTAATTTACCTTCATAGTCTTGACCAATTCTACCATAACTATAAACAGGACCAACTACGGGATTTCCTTTATTGTCTTTAGGTAAATCGGTTTTTGGACTAACTAAATCTCTAATATAATTTTTAGTTTTTCCAATATAAAAATTTCCATTTGGGGCACTTAAATTTGGACTGGCGGCCGAGCTTAATTTATATTGTGGTCGATATTCATTATACCACAACATATCAAATAGTATACTTTTTGTTGCGTTTGAGGTATTTAACAATAATGTTTCTGAACCGGTATCAATATTTGGTGTTAGGATTTTTGCAGCTAAGTTAGTTGCTAAGTTTGCCAATCCACCAATAGGATCTGTTATCGCTTGAGATAATATATTTTTTTGTGGATAATCAAAATATTCACCCGGTATAAGTGAATAAGGCGAATAAAGACCCGCTAACCTTGCAGTAAAACTTACCGCAGATCCAATTATCCCACCAACCGAAGTTATTTTAAAGTCTCTTTGTATTAATGGTACGTTATTAGTTAAAACACCTAACACATCAAAAGGGTCGGGTTTTAATTCAGTTGACACACCACCAGAGTTAGGATCAACAGTTGTTTGTGATGGTATTGTTCTTCCTAATGTTTGTTGTAATAATTCAAAAGCAACTCTAGCCTTAAACTCTTTTTGTAGTTGTTTAGCTCCTAATTTTGCTAAATCCGAATCTTGACTTAATGATCCTTCAGATCCTCTAACATTATTTAAGTCATCTTGAGATAAAATGTTTATTGGACTATAGTCTGACGGAATAAAAATAAATGTCGTGTCACTATTATAATAAGGATCGTTTAAATTTTCAAACGAATAGTCTTCAACCGTTAAAGCATCAAAAGATCCCTCACCACTGTTATATTTATTTTTAGCATAAAAAAATGTTTGTGACTGTGATGTTGTTAAATTTGGTGAAGATGATTCATATTCAAATTCTCCTTGATTTGCTTTAGTTTGAAAGTTTAAATTTGGGTCGATAAATATACCATACCCGTTTGGCACATCTTCAGGACCATAGACGTTAGAAAGGTACGCAATTTTTTGAGATTGCTCTGTCGTTCTATTCGGTGATGATGCTAAATATAAAAAGGGCCCTGAATTAGGTTTTGTTTGTTTGTTTACGTTTGGCTCAACCTCAAAACCAAAACCACCTCTTGGTCCAAAGAAATTTGCAACATATGCGTTAGTTCTAGATTGTTCTGTCGAAATTTCAGGTCCGTTAGATACGTAAGTGTATTCACCTAATCTTGTGCCTATAAACTCTAAATCAAAAGTTACAGTATCCCCAAAACCATTTGCAGTTTTAGTTGGTCCATATTTGTTTAATACCCTTAAAAACTTTTCAAGTTCATTACCTTTTTTTTCTAAATCACTATTAATACTATCAGGATAACCGTAATTCCCTTCATTCGCCTTTGTTTGTTTATTAACATTAGGGTTTACCGTATTTTTGTTTTCTCCGTTGTCTTTAGAATATTGATTTTTAACCAGTTGCTCTTTTTCGGTTCGTTTACCAAAAATTTCTAAAGGGGAACTAACACTTTGCGTAAATGAATAATTACCAAAGTTTGTTTGTGTTCCTAAATTTTTATTTATATTAATTATATTACCAAAATCACCATCCAAGGGGGTGTACTTATTTAAACCAATTAATCTTGGTTCTTGTATATTGGCTTCTAACTCAATAGATGGTGAGTCAATAACCGAATAATCGATAATTGAAACTTCTGTATTTTTTTTAGAGTCGTTTCCTTGATAAAATCCTTCAACACCATACGGTCTAAGGTTTCTAAGAAGTAACTTCTTTCTAAAGTTTTCTGACGAATTGAATGATAATGGGCTTTCCATTTATTACTTTTAGTATAAATAGATTTTATCATGGTTTTTGAACCATTAATAAGTCTTTGTTTTTCATTGTGTTTAATATTTCTGTTTCTAAATCGTTTTTAAATCTTCTATCTGACATCAATGAACTTGCTAAATCACCACTACTTGAAATATTAACATTTATATTTATTGTTCCTGAACCTTCTATTTTTTGAACAGTTTCTTTTGATTCCTTTTTTTCTTCTTTGACACTAAACATTTTTTCAAACTTAGAAAAATCCGGTAGTTTTAGTTCCGGCATTTTAAACCCTTCAGTCTTAACGGCCATTTCGGTTTTTAAAACAGGTGCCAGTTTTTTCATTTGTAAAAAAGTTTCTTTGAGGATATCTAAGTTTTTATCAATGTCTGGAGCAAACAGGGCTTGGTCATCATCTATAAAGTTAAAAACCTCACCCTCATTAAAAAATTGTTTTTTTGATCCACTACTAAATAGACTATCTTTAGATTTTAAAACATCTTCAGGTGAATTACCACTTTTAGTTTTTATCATATTATCGTAAAATTCTTTATTAGATATTAATCTTACACCTTCGCCGACCGCACCAGTTCCCGCGGTTTTTGTTTTATCAACACTTGTTTCAACAACATCTTTATATTTTTCAAGAACTTCGGTTCTAACTGACGGATCAACGGCTCTGAGTAAAAGTTCTCTCATTATTTTTGTGTCATTAGATATATTATCAACAGTTGATAAACTTTTTTCTGCAATTTGTCTTTCGGACATAGCAGCCTTAGATTGGTATTCTGTTAGTGCTTGTTTTAATCCTGCAGGATCTTTAAGTGCCTCTTTTAGGTCTGTAATACCTTCTTGTCCTGGTATTTTTAAACTAATTTTTCCATCTTTCACTTCACTTAATGATGCAATTAATCTTTTATCTTCTTCAGTAAGTTCAGATCCGGCGGTTCCAAACATATCACCAAGACCACTTTTATTTATGTCTGCAATAATTTGTTTTTGTTTTGCGGCTTCTCTACCTAAGTTAATAAACTTTTCATATTCACCAGATCCTTTACCTAATGCCTCAAGTTGTTGTTTTAATCTTTGTTGAGCAACAAAATTTGTTTCAACCTCACCAGTAGCTTCATTAACCTTAAACGCAGAAGCAGATAAATCAACTAAACTTTCTTGTAATTTTTCAACGTTATTAGCACCCATATTCATTAATTGGAATGGATTCATAAGGTTAGACATCGACCCCCCTAACGTAGACATTCCAGCGGCAGCCTCAATAGCCTTTTCAGGATCCCAAAAAGTTTGTCCAAGTTGTATGGCACCTATTTCTTCAACGGTAGTTCTTAGTTGTTGAGCCTGTATGGTCATTTTTGTTAATCCATCCAATCCATTTTTAAAACCGTAGGCATTTACTTTATCTAAATTTTTTGATATGGATTCCAAGGTATTTTTAGCAGATACACCGGCCTTTCTTGCATTATCTGTTATTTTTTCAATCGCCGCGGCACTTTTATCTTGTGAAAATGTTAGATTCATAAAATCACCAACCATTGTACCCATCGCGTCGGAAGTAATTCCAACGTTCTTTCCAAGAATCGCCATGTTTTTTACTGCCTCATCAGAAGGGTCAACAATTCTTCCGAGACTTTTTGACATCCCTCCAATTACATCCGTTACATCTTTAAATTGAATACCGAGTTCCGCAGTGTCAATATAAATTTGTTCTAATCTTTCTCTAAATTCGGTACCACCTAAAATCCACCCACTTCCAATACTTTTTTGAACATCTAATACTTTATCCTCTATTGCGGTTAACTGTGTTATTAAAGTATTAGGTTTAACACCGGAGCCAGCCGCTGTTAAAAGGTTCTCAAATATATCTTGTGGGTTTTTTGCATTTAAGGTTCCAAATTCGTCAGTAGCGTCTTGAAAAAATAACCACATATCTTGTTTTATTTAATAAATAGGTTATTCTCCCTTTTTTTCATACTCTTTAATTAGTTTCTCTAAAAAGTATTTTCTCTCATAAGTGGGCATAATATAAAGGTCAGAATATGAAAATTGACCAAATTTTATTAGATAATAAAATTCATCCATCATGTTTTTTTTATATTCAGAAGAAAGGCCGAAAAAATTCAACCCCAAAGTTCACAGTAACAGTGACTTCTTCTCCAGACGGGGCTATAATTTGTTTATTCAAATCAATTTTTGGTTCACAATCTATTAAGAATTTTTTTATTTCTTTTGAATCCATTATTGGCATTTGATTAACAAATGTTGAAATTACACCTTTATCTCTATTACCGTCCAATTCAACAATTTGTTTTTCGAGTCTTTTTGTTACAATAGGTGCAATCATACCTTTTGGGTATTTATCCGCTAAACTTTCAATTTCAGCGTCTTCACCGATATTTAAAACTTTTAATCTTACTGTTTTTTTTGATTTTGGTAAAATTAACGTATATAACCCTTCAGAATCTGGTTTTATTTTAGGATCAATATAATTCAACTCATCTATTAAAATTGTTGTTTCAAATTCTTTTGAAGTTTTTGGATCCTTAACCACAAAATTATATTCGGGTCCAAAAGCAGTATTTCTTAAAAAGATAAGTATTGCCTGTACGTCAACATTTAACATTTGGTTAATATCAAAACCAGGTTCATAAATTTTGTTTCTTAATAATGTTTTAACTAAACCTTCTTTGTTATTATTTTGAGACATTAAAATATTTTCATCAGCTGCCGTTAAATAACCGACTTTCAATGATTCTTTTTTTGGTGTATAAAAGACACCTCTAGAAGGTAATTTTACAACGTCATGTGGTAAATTAAAATGTTGTTGTCCGTATTCTGTAGCGTTATCCATAAGTTTTTTATTTTAAAAATAACTTCACATAACTTATTGTAAATAAAAAACCCCACTTTGTTAGTGAGGTTCTTAAAATTTTTTATATGATTTTTTAATTAGTAAACCAATATACATCTATCCGGTTGTAATGTCATATCTACTTTCATAATATCGGCGTTTGTGTAGTTAACCTCATTAAATTTAGCATCCGTAATACTACATCCTTGTAAAATCCATTTTTCAACAACAACTCCTGTTGGGTCTAACATTTCAAGGTCAACGTCTTTTTTATAACCGGCCGCGTATCCCATACGACCTGTTACTGATTCTGCATGTAAACGAACCCATTCCATAACTGCTTGAGCGGCTGAAGGCCCAATCGGGTCTCTTAAAGAAACTGAGATAGTGTCCCAATTAAAAAACCCAGCAACATAAGTTTGAGTATTTAAGAATTTAATTTCCTTTGTATCAATTTTAATACTAGGTCTTGAAGCTTTTTCAACATACCAAGAGTTGATTCCCAAAGATGAAGGGAAACTCAATATAAACCTATTTGACTTTTTAGGTTCGTACTGAAAGGGCATTTTCATTAATAAATCAGCCATGTTATTTTGTTTTTTTTGTTTTTATTTTTATTATAAATATCTTGTTATAATTTTTTTTCTATTTACTTTCAGATATATTTAAAATATATATTATATATAATAGCTTATATCTCTTCTTTTTCTCCTCCTTTAGTTAAATATACTCTTACTGGATTTTCTTCTGGATATTCTTTTTCTAAAAATCCTTTCATCGCTTCAATATTTTTTGCGTCATCATCTGAAAAACCAATAAAAGGTATCACTTCATCATTTGCAATATCATTTTTAAAAATCGCTTTAGACGAGTCTCCCGTCATTCTTGCAATCTCCGAAGCCATTTGTCTACAATAAGATATAAATTCTCTCATCGCTTTTATTTTACCCTCTTCAGGGTTCGCAGCGCTACCCTCCCCAAAAGTTACAGGGTGAAATTTACATAAATCCAAATACTCGTTTATTAAATCTTTATCTTGATATTCTAATTCTTTTACATTTTCATATATGTCTTGTGATTCTAAATTTCTATATTTTTTTAAATTTTCAACTAAAGTTTTAGAATTAATACCGTTGTGGTTTGATAAAATATAATTTAAACAAGATTCTTTTAAAGTTTCAGGATTGTGTCCTCTAGCGGTTATAATTGCAAAAATCGACCCTCCATTAATACATTCCACAAAATCATTCCATGATGGACCAGGACTAGCCATCATTGAGTCAATAATAAAGTTTTTGTCTCCTTCTGTTCTAAAATTTCTAAAGGGGTTGGGTGCGTAACCAACAATTGTTGTCCCTTTAAAACTAAAAGGTTGTACCCCAATCTCATGTCTGTGTTCAGCAAACTCCTCTGTTGACATCGGAACTTCTTCTTCGTTTTCACTCATTAACATAATTTTTGTTGGCATAAAAACAATATTGTCGTCCCAATCAAAGGCATAATATTTTAAATCGGGTCTTCCTTCTTCAGTAATACCTTCGACTAATCTTTTTTTATTTACGTAATCGTATATATATTTTGTATACTTCATTTTTTATTGATTGCAAATAATAACTTTTCTAATTGACTTTCAGTTAAAACAATGTTTTGTTTTTTACCTGAATAAGTAGTCGGTTCAATTTTTTTTGATCCAACACTTTCTTTAATAAGTTTTTTTTCAATTTTCATAACTTTTTTCTTATAAATATACAAATGGGGAATATTTCTACTCCCCATTGTTTTATTTTTTGTGTTTTAATTATACATCATCAAAAGATGCTCCTGTTGGTGTGATAACAAACTCAATATCAATATATTCTAAAGCTCTTGTCGGTTTTAAGAATATTTTTCCTGTTAAAGTGTTTGAATCTAAATCTTCAGGTGTGTTAGAAACCGTTACTCTAAAGTCAATTAAACCTCTATCTCTTCTGATTGAATCCAAGATTGGGTTAACTGAGTCTAAGAAGTCTTGTCTAACTTTGTCATCATTTTGTTCAAATAATAATCTTACTGCCACCGCTGAAATTAATTTTCTCGCTTGTAGTAACAATCTTCTTACGTTGATTCTATCAAGTGCTGATTCCTTAACTTGTAAAGTTTTATTACCCCAAATTACTGTACCAACATCAGAGAAGGTTGCGATTGGGTTAACTCTTCCTTTATAAAGTGTATCTCTATCTTCTTGAGTTAATTTTTTACGAGCTCTAATTGCACTTACCAAACCTCTTGTGTAACCTGCTGACGCGAACCAAGGGAATGCAATATTGTCGGTTAACGCTAAGTTTTTAGTTACTTCCGCTGTTGGTGGTATGTAGATTTGAGTGTTATTAACAGTATCTCTTGTCAATACCCATGGGTAGTAAGTCGCAGTATAGTTTGAATCAATTGAGGTGTCTTCTAATCTATCAACAATTTCTTGGGGATAAACTAAACCTTCTTCAATATCATTGTAAGATGGTAACAATAAGTTAAAGTCAGCAGTTGTACAAATGTATATTGAATCCGCTCTATCTGTTTCGACCATATCAATAGCATCTTCAACCAAGTTTGAGTTATAATAATAATCAATTCCTGGTGTTGCAAATACATTAATATTTACCGATTCAGGATTTGCAAAACTATCTTGACCCCATTTGTATGCGTAATAGTCAGTATTTGCCCAAGTTTCTTGGTTAGGTCCTGAAATTTGTTTAAACGCTCCCCATCCTGTTGCCGTTGGGAATGTTACTGAAGGTGCTGATCCGTTTTTGAAACCTGATTGACCAAGAGCAAACGCATCTCCGTTTGTTCTGTATTCTCTGTAAATGTCCCATCCGTCAAAACCACCATAAGCATAAACAGTATATTTACGAGTGTTCAATCTGTAGTATGGATTATCAGTGTCTTGTGGTTCACTTCTAAAGTTACCAGCACCAACTTCAAACGCTTGTGTGTATGCTGATGTAAGTACGTTGTACATAGTTACAACAGTTGCTCCACTATCCATGTGGAATCCTTTCGTTTTATAACCCCATTCTATTCCTGTTGTATCTGTTGCAAGATTAGCCGGTATTTGTTTTCCTTTATACTCAAAGAAATCATAATCAATACCAGTAATATTAGATATACCTAAATAAGCCCTTCTTGGGTTTTCTCCGTTTGAAATAACCGGATTGTCTCCACCTGATGATGATCCAAAAGGAGGATTGTATATAACATCACCTGGTTGTAAGTATCTTGTTTTATATACTACAAATGGTGGTGTTGCAGTCGCATACTCTCTTGAGATATAACCTTCAAATCCACAAGGTAATGCATCTGTTGGTGCTTCATCGCTAATCTCTAACATTACGTATTTTGATTTTACTGCGTATTCACCGTTAGCGGTACCTATTTTATTTGCAACATAGTTATTTTGGTTTGGATCCATTGAACAGTTAGTGAAACTTTCAACAACTCTTACATTTTGATCGTTATCATAAAAATCTCTAATGAATACATCAAACGTTCCATTCGCAAATGAAATGTTTCCAATTGACATTTTAACAAGTCTATTGGCCGCATTACCATCAGAAATTAATTTAAACTTAAATAGTTTAAAAACTTTATTACCTCTTAATTCAGAAACCATATATGGTGTTTCTGGCGTTTGGTATTGTTCTAAATAAAAACCTAATGAGTCATTATAATCAAAATCGGTTGTATCTGTAACTCCAGGTAAACCAACTAAATCACAATATAAACCTCTAATTTTACCATCTCTATAACCTGTTTGTAATAAACTTGAATACACTTCCTCAACAAATAAAGGAACTTCAGTTCTATCTTTTCCAAAGTTACTTCTACCAAATACTTTTGAAATGTATTCAGTATCTGTTGATGATAATGACGTTTCAAAACTAAACGTATCGTTATCTTTTGTTATACCAGAAATTACAAATGTTTCGTATGGGTTTTTAGTTACTCCTGAATAATTCCCCGAACAATCCATAATAACATCTGATGTTCCTGAAACTTGGAATAAAGGTCCGTGTTGTGTACTTGAAAAGTTTGTAATACCTCTAGACCTTAAAGTAGCAACAATTAAATCATCATATTCTGCATAAGGAGCCCCTGAATATGTTGTTAAGAAAACTGCCATCGAACCTGAATACCCTGAAGTTATTGCTGAAATTGATGACAATGATGAACCAAAACCGTACCCGGTATAGTAATTAACATCATTAGATCCTTGTCCGTAGTCAAATGTTGCATAATACCAAGGGTCGTTAGAAGCTGCTGATAAATTGGTTAAAGCCAAATTAATATTCCCAACACCAAACGTTTCTGTTGTTGCCGTCGTATTGTAAGGTGCACCTGTTACTGAGTTTAAAGTAGATGGACTAACAGAACCCCAAAAGTAAGAAGTTTTTCCTGACAATGCGGAACCTGT